TTTGTTTTCAGCCACTAAATTAAAATAGGCTGAAATATGCTGAGGGATGAATGCCCCCAGCAAATTACAGTCTTTAGTTCTCATTAATTAGATTCTTGTTTTTCAAGACAATCCTCCCATACCTTACATTTAGAACACTCCTTATGTTCATCATTTTCCTCACCAAATTTATGACCATAAGGGCATTTACCTTTACTTTCGGTTTTTGATGATTTGGAAGAGCCTTTACCTGTCTTAACTATTTCCAAAGGGGTATCATAATGTAGAGTATGTGGTTGAGTTCTATCATCACATTGAACGTAAATCAATTTCTTATCCTCCAATGTTTTAGTAACTTCTCCAGTATATTTCTTACCTTTGTAGGTAAATGATACCGTTTGACCAACTTTTACAGGGCATTCAACTTCCTCTTCTTCCTCTTCATCCTCTGCCTCAAAAGGGTTATCATCAGTGGTAGCCTTCTCGGTAAGGTATTCCTCGTAGATGGTGAGCATTTCCATTCGTAAGGTAGATACTTTGGTTATCTTTTTAAAATCCTTCATTGATAACCTAAATATATCAGAATTTTCTTTAGCTATGGATAAAAGACTATCAATAGATTTACAACCCTTTATCTGATCCTCTAGGGATTCCTCTTCCTCTTCTTCCTCTTCTTCCTCTTCTTCCTCTTCTTCTTCCTCTTCTTCTTCCACCTGTACTTTACTTGATTTTTTGACAACTTTGTTTGCCTCTTTCCCTAACCTTTTCAAAGGTTTTTCATCCTCTTCCTCTTCCTCTTCTTCCTCTTCTTCCTCTGGTTCGGGTTGTTTCTTTGAGGTTTTACCACTTCTGGTTGGTCTCTCATCCTCATTTTCATCATCATCCTCAATGACATCATCAAACAGAATAGCCTCAATTTCAGCATAAGTCAAAATATTCAATACCTCATCCAGATTTGGTATATTTTTTTCAATTGAAGCCGGAATAGCAATTTTACGACTCTTAAAGTCAATCCTGGTGGTCTTTGGATATGGTTTACCACCACCAAATGTTTCAGCGGTAAATCGAACTAATAATGATTCACCATCCTCAATAGATGGAAACTCATTGTGTTCTGGATTCTCAAGTAATTCCTCGTTTAATTGTTCCTGAAAGTTAGCTGATGAAATATCCCAAATATGTGGTTTTGATTCATAGTCAGCAATATCCCTAGGAATAATAACATATAATACCCGATTGCTTGGTTTATAGACATCAAGTTCCTTTTTCTCAGCTCCACCATTCTTCAATTTAGCCTGATACTCACAAATTGGGCATGGTTTACCAAATGTGGTAGGGCATACAATAGAGGACTTAGAGCTTCCAATATAGCGGTGAAGTTTAAATGGCTTCTTGTACCATTCCTCACCAACAGGGGCTGCTGTTTTATCCATGTGCTTTGGGTCAGTGACCACATAAGGTAAAATATCCATAAGCACTTTGGTATCAATTTTTTCTTTAAAAACTTTTATGTCTTTTGGTAGATTCAGATACCCATACGAAGCCCCTTTGTGCTTATCATCGTTGGCATTCTGATTTATCCTACCTGCAAAACCTTTTGATTTTTTCATACTTGTATAGAATTAAATATTAATTATTACGTTTCATTTTCGATTTAACTGCTCTATTAGCTTGCTCATTTCGGTTGAATCTTTCCCACTCAAAACTTAATGCCCTCGGCTCATCGGGTCCGGCATTATAACCTTGTCCCTGAAGTTTAACCAGATTCTTTAATGCCTCAGTTTTGGTATAATGAAACTCACCATAAGCTATTTCTGCCATTTGTAACTCGTATTGAGCTTCAATCCATTCCTCTTTAGCATGGATGTGATCCGGGTGGGTGCGATAAAAAGCTTCAATATCAGCAGCATTTGGTTTTTCTTTCTTACAACACTTTAATGGGTTGATATTCGCCTTCGCAATCAATTCAGCCCGAGTAACTTTGATTCTTTCCTCTGCTTGACTTAATAGTTTTTTACATTCAGCAAAATGCTTACCATATTTCATAGCCAGATTTGGAAGACGCAGTAATTCTACATCTAATGCTTCTGGATCAATGCTTAAGTCTTCCCTGTAATTCATCTATTCAATTATTTAGTTTTTAATTACTCGATAACAGGCATAAACCAGACCAGGAAAACCAGAACTATACAGATTCTCAATGAAACACTCCATCACCATACCAGCCTGTTCATTGTCAGCCTTCAACAGAATAGCCTGACAATATCCTAAAACGGCTCTTCTGATTCCCTCAGGATCTTGATCCCTTAATCCGGTCAAGATATTAGCCACTTTCTTCCATACCATACCTTTACTCAACAAAGCTCTACATAATTCAATCGTTTGGCTTTGCTCCTCGGCATATTTGATGGCAATATCAATCCTTTGTTCAGGATCAGCCATCAAAACCTGATCTAAAGTATTAAGGGCATTACGGGCATGACCCTGAGCATCCTGAATTATTTGATCAATTACTTCTTTTTCAATTTTAACTCCTTCTTTACGACTTGTTTGTCTTAGTAAAAGCCTCATATCCTCCTCCTTCAATAGGGATACCTGGAATTGAGAACAGCGACCTAAAATAGTTGGTAAAAGCTTCTGAGGATCAGTTGTACAAAGAATGAAGTAAACATGAGATGGGGTATCCTCAAACATCTTTAATGCTGCAGATTGGGCATCATTTGTCAATTTATGAACCTCATCTAATAACCATACTCTGCAACTTCCTCTGGATGGTTGATATTGAATTTTGGTTCTTAGTTCTCTAATGGTATCCACCCCGCGAAAATCGGCAGAATCAATCTCATTAAAATCACTTTCATCACATCCTAACTTATTGGCAATGATTCTACCAATAGTTGTTTTACCACAACCAGAAGGTCCGGTAAGGATGAATACATGAGGGCATTTTTCTTTATTTTCAACCATTTTTGAGAGGGTGGTAATTAAGGCTTCATTACCCTTTACTTCATCCCAATCGGTTGGTCTATGTCTTAAATATAAACTACTCATATTTTTTTCAATTAAAATTCAAAATTAATATATATTTTTTAAATAATCAAATTTTTTTAAAAATTTATTTTTTTCATAAATGTCCAATTATGATCAACTGGGGCGATCTCCATCTCAATATCAAGAGGAGTGATAATCCAGTCCCATACCTTCCTAATATCTTGGGTCATAATTCTACGAATAATAGGTAATAAATAATCTCTCTCATTAGGATCAATACTCATTACTAAAGAGTCATGTATTTGACCAATGATTCTGCTATTTAGATTATTTTCTCGAATGAATTTATCAACATTAATTAATGACCATAGTAGGCAATGAAAAGCAGCTCCCTGAATAGGATAATTAAGAACATTATTCAATGACATAGGACCATAGAATCGAAAACCTGTATATGATTCTACATAACCCACCTTCTGATATTCCTTATACAATGAATTCTGGTAATCTTTACCAGTTTTGAAAATATCATTCCAGAAATAGTTTTCAACCGTTTTTATATGCTCCTCATAGTGCTCAAAATGGGTAAATCCTTTCTTCATCATATAATCTGACATACATGATCCTTCAATCTCAACCCCCAAATCAGGTTTAAATTTACTGGTTTTAGGCACTTTCCCCCACTCAAACATAAGGTTGGAGGCACATGATTTATACCATGATCCATATAGTTCAGGAAAAACAAACCCATTCTTTGCGGCACTCCTGAAATAACCATGTTCTTCTTTAGAAAAGTTTTTGATCATGAAAGCTTTTGATGCTATATCCCCGTGAATATCAGATTTAGGATCATTAATATACTTCAACATGGTAGGATCTTTATAATAGCATCCTGCTATCCTAAATTCAACTCCTGAAAAGTCAGCTTCCAACATTTGATGCCCCTTTAAAGGGTAGATACAGGATCTAACTATATCCATCGCCTCTTTATCCCTTTTTGGCATATTCTGAAAATTAGGACGGTCAGAACTTGATCTAAATGTTTTTACAAGATGAAGATTAAAGGAGGGGTGAATAACACCATCTACCTGCTCCCTAATGAATCCCTCCAAATAGGTATCCCGTATCTTTTTTAACTTCCTTATCTGAAGTAATAAATTTAATTCAGGAATATTCAATTGTTGTAAGGCATTCTCATCCGTCGCCCCCTGACCTGATTTGGTTTCGTATGAAGTGGTTAACTTCATTACTTTGTATAGGTAAGTAGATAACTGGGTATTGGATTGAATATCCACCTTTTCTTTAAATACATGATTCCAACGCTTATAAAAGTTGGTTTCAAAAAACTCATTTTCAAGGTGATTTATCTTTTTGGTGAGAATTATCTTTTTTTTCTCACAATACTTCATATCTACCCGTAAACCGGTTCTCTCAGCCCTTGCTAATGCCAAAGTACCTTGATGCATTAAATTATATGCCTCGGATGTGGTTGCTTTTAGTATATTATTCATAATATCTCCACTAAATAATTATAATCAAGTAATTGTCGCTGTAAATTGGCTAATCGGTAGGTAGTTATGGTATCCATTCCGTTATAAGTCATTAGTTTTAATTTACCCTCCTTTGACTTCATTAACTCCTCTACCCGATTAATGCCATTACCATCCTTTGTTTTAGCTTCTAAGTAGGGGGCAATTTCACTCGCATAATCAACAACCCCAAACTTAACAAATGTCTGAAACTTCAATCCGGTAACCCCTTTACGATTATCCAATTGGTGGGAGGCTATCATGGTATCCCAGCACCACCCCTCAATAGGTTGATCAAACAAAACCGCTGACCAATTATCCTCATACTTCATGTTTTGGGCTATTTTCTGAATCTTTGGATTAGCAATAAATCGAATCCATTGATTTATCTTTTTTTGCGTATCCAATTCAAATACATAGGAATGGTCCGGGGTATCCGAAACTGAAACAGATACTATTTTATGCCCATCAGCATGTGGTTTTAATCCGGTAGTTTCATAATCAATAGCCACCTCCCCGGTTAAGGTCCTCAGAAATGCCAGATCCTCTACAATATCAATTTTAGGCGTTTTGAAGCGATATAATTTTTTATTTAATAAAGATAGGGCTTTCTTAATATCACTTAGCCAAATCGTTTGTAAATCTTTGTTTTTAGCCTCCAAAATGGTTAAAGGTGAATATATTGGACAAACCCAAGAATTTAGATCCTGATCCGGTATATTCCACCCTCTCCACTTCTCAATTGGTTCACCTTCACCACTATTAAAATCATTTTTCCACCGATGCCCAATTAATGAAGCGGTTGCTGCCGTACCAAGTGTTAAAATAAATTGAGGTTGTTTTTCTTCGATTAACTTTAATAATCGACTTCTACAAGAGGTTACATCTTTCACTTTTGCCTCGGTTGGGTTTTCATTTGAATCCTTACAGAGGCATGGAACTGCATAGGTATAAAGGCAATCCTCAAGTAGATCAATATCAAAATCACTTAAAGTATTTTTTAATAACTGACCAAATTTATCTCTCAGTGGTTTACCTAATTGATCATCAGTAGAAGTAGGTGAACTGGCAATTATTAGTATTTCCTTCTTAAAGTTACCTATTGGTTTAAGTTTTGGATTCATACAATTTTTATACAATCCACATGAGGCACATGAATGAATCTTTCCATCTGGTCTGGATTTAGATTCAGTATCTTTTATAGAGAAAAATCCGGTTGGCATATTCTGCAATTATTCATTTTATACTCAAATTAATTCAATTTATTATCAACTCGTTCAGAATCATTTAAAAATAATGTTTGTTTATAATTGGTAGAATAAACTACTATTAAGCCATTAACATTACTACGGATTCCCAATTTTCACCTGAAAACTTAATCACCTGATCATTAACAATACAGGTATTAGATAACTTCAAAATATCAACAAAGAAAGTTGGTGAAATGATAAAGCTAAATGGTTTATCTGAATACTTAATACGAGTTTTTTCCTCAAATCTGCCAAAATCACTCTTGGATGTAATGGTTATCTCCTTATCAGATACTTTAATGGTAACTTGCTCATCAATAGCAGTATCCCGTTTGGCAAATATTATAGCCCTTTCAATAATCTCAGTTAAGGTGGGGGGAAAGGTTATTTCCTTACCTTTTACTTCAAAAAATTTATCGGTTTCAGGGTATTTATCATTAAATATCCGACATGATAAAATAGCCTTATCCTTCATAAAATGAACCCATCCCGATCCAAGTGATATTTTGGTAGGTTCAAATTTAATAACTTCTTTTGCTGAATTGGCAGGTATAAGGAACTCAGGTAGTTTCTTCCCATCATTTCTGATTCTCTTTAACCGGTATGAATCGGAAGCCTCTACAAGGGTTGGCGCTACATGGATAGTTGTCAATATAGGTCTTGCCATATTATTTGAACAGGTAGATACCACGAATGACAACATACCACAGAAATTATCAGGTAAAGTAGACCATTTACCAATTTCCTCAATTTGATCCAATGGTAGAAGTATTTCTGACTGAAGGATCAATCCGGCTTTCATCTTTCCAGCAGTTACCAGTATTTCAGAATCGGTTACCAGTATTTCAATCTCATCGGTTTTCATCTTACTAAGAAGCTTATAAAACTCCTCTGCTTTAATTGCCCCGGTAAAATCAACACCAGGAACTGGGTGGGATATGCTAATATTATCATTATATGTAACTATTCGACCCTGCATAAATGCAAAGGATTTGGATTGCTCAATAATATCTTTGTTAGTTATTCCTGGTTTTACCACTTCCAATGCTTTAAGTAATTCATTCCTATTTACTTTCATATTTAATTATTTTTAGATGTTTAAACACTTTTTGACTTTCAAACTGATTCTTTAATACCAAGAAGTAAGATAGTAATTGGTTGTTCATTCTACTTCTGTATTTATTTGGTTCATTCCCCGGAGCCGTTGCTGCTAGGTATATCTTCATAATGTTCCTTCAGTATGGTTAATATATTTGAATTTTTAATATACTGCATGTAGAAAAACGAGAATAATCGTTTGTATTTATATTTGGTAAATAACTCTCTCTCTTTTCCCTTAACATTAGTTACGGTTACCCCTCCGGCTAGGTATATTCTCATTTTACATACTCTTTAAATTCAGAAACCGGCCGCTGTTTAGTATGATAATAAGAAAGTAACCTTCGTCTTGATTTCTTATTATCCAATGACTCCTTGTGGCTTTTCTCAAATAACCATGTGGCTAAATAGATATGCATCAGAATAGGGTTTTAGTGGTTTGTTTAAATGGTTGGGGGTAAGGTGGTAAGTTCTTTTCAAGGTCGAGAAAATAAAGTATGTTTAGCTCATCTCGGAGCTTGTAATCATTACTAATACCTCTCTCAATTACTCGTTCTATCTTCCTGGATTCCCCTTTTATCTTTTTACCAATAAACCGTTCATTGTCTTGTAACTCATAATCAGCCGGAACCTCTAAAAACTCAGATTTACCCATTATATAACCTTTCTCATCCAAGTATCTTTTCATTATCTTTTGATAAGTGGGGGTCATAGTATCAAAATGGGCATTAGCTTTTGAGAGATCGGAGGATTGATTGGATACAGATAACTTTATGGCCTGCTTCAAATAATTCCAATTACCATTTTCCCATCTCGGTAGCATAATGCCTCCCATTCTTGATGTCATTACCCAGCTGGTTGAATCAACTGAATACCAAGGATAACGAAGCATTAAAGATAAGCTGGTTAATCCAAAACCATGAACTTTTACTTTTGGTAACCGGGTTACAGAATCAATTAAATAATTATCCCAAATATGATCTAACCAGGATTTTAATGCTGAGGCTGATCCCTTTACCATACCACCTAGGGCTATATACTCATAACCGGCATCCAGGTACTTGGTTAGCCATTTTTCATCCTCCCCGGAGTGGTAAACTGGTATTGGGTGAAGACCTTCCCGTTCCATTATCTTTTGATTAATGTATGAGGCTTTGGCATCCCCTATAACATCAAGATTGGCATAAACCCCAATAACATCAATATTTTCTTTAATAAAGGCAATATATTCCTTGATATCTATTACCACCCCCTGAGTTTTAGCTGAGAATGCACCTGAATCGAGGAATAAATGTATTTTATTGTTTCTTTTCATATAGTTTAAAAGTATTATAAACTGATTTTTCAGACTTAATAGAGAAAAAGGAAAGTAATCTGTTTCTAAATAGTTTCTTATTTAACAGATACTTTTCCTCTCTCTCTGAGGAGTATTACCAGCTAGGTAGATGATCATCCTTTGATTAACTGTATTAATTCCTGTTTTACCTCAGAATTAGTTCTAAAGATACCCTCCATAGAACTGGTAACCATTACTGAATTCTGTTTGGATACTCCTCTCATTCTCATACACATGTGGGTTGCCTCAATTATACAAGCTGCCCCCTGCGGTTTTAACAACTCCATCAAAGCCCCTGTTACTTGTTGTCCGATTCTCTCCTGTATCTGAAGTCTACGGGCATAGATATCAAGTAACCGAGCAAGTTTTGATATTCCCACTATCTTACCATTTGGATCAGGAAGGTAGGCAATATGAGCTTTACCAAAGAAAGGTAACATATGGTGTTCACACATGGAATACAATTCAATGTCTTTCAATAGAATGATTTGGTCAGCCCCATCCGCTGAGAAAGTGGTTAAGACTTCCTCTGGTTTTTGATTATAACCCTTGTAAATTTCATCCCATGACTTTACTACCCTTTTTGGGGTATCAATTAATCCTTCTCTACTCGGATCATCTCCGATATAGGTGATTATTTCTTCAATACTAGGTTGTAAATTAGGCATAACTTATGATCTTTTATGTTTTTTAATATCCTTTACTAATTGGGTGATTAATTCAGACTTTATAATACCTATTCTAAAAGCCGAACCGGTTAGGTAATTTAAAACCCGTCTATTTTTAATTGGATCAGAAAAATCACCTAAATAAATTATAAGTTTATGTACATTCTCCTCCTTATTCTCCATCCAGGTGCCAATAAATGACTTTCTTAATATTTGCCATTCGGTATTATTGACTACTTCTTTAATTGGTATCATTTTAAATACTTAACTGGATCAATTAACCCGTTTCTTTTAAATGCCGTTTTTCTCATAAAACAAGGACCACACTCCCCACAATGATATTCTTTGTTTTCATAACATGACCAAGTTAAATGATATGGAGTATTTAACTCTATTCCCAGTTTAACTATTTCATGTTTCATCAAACCCCCTAGAGGGGAATGTATTTCAATTTTAGTACCATTCTGAACGGCACTATACAGTAGATTATTAAAATCAAGTATGAATTGTTCCTCATTATCGGGGTATGCCCCGGACTCTTCCAAATTGGTACCCAGATAAATATGTCCTATATTGTTAGCCTCAGCATAAGCCGTGGCAATTGATAACATAACCAAATTTCGGGCAGGTACCCACTCATGAGCATATTCAGCCCCTGATTCACCTTTTGCCAAAACAGAAGTATCATCCAATAAAGAACTACCACCAAAAGAGGGCATGGGTATAATCTTAAATTTACAATTAAAATAATGGGCTATATTTTTAATTGCCTCCATTTCATTATTGCCTGCTCGGCATCCGTAATCAAAATGTAATAAAGTTATATCCCCATGGTTTAATTTAGCTATTGAAGCTACCGTCACCGAATCTAAACCAGAAGAGCATATAACCAATGCCCTTTCACTTTGATTCCTATCAATAGGTAAACTTTCTCCCGTTTTCAGATTTAATACTGAATACGGTTTCATCCTGATTGGTTGAGTTTCAGTGGGAAAATGGGAAGCTAGCGAACTAAAATAATAGTTATCCTGATACTTTATCCACCATATTGGCTTATAGTTACAAGCCAGCCATATTTCACCATTTGGAAACAATATACCAATAGCGTAAGAACCAACTATTTTTTTGAATGAATCCCTGAATGCCCCCAAAGAACTAATGTTTAATATCCTTGGTAATATAGAGGTATCCACTTCCCCAGGCAATACCCCCAACTCTTTATCGTTGGCAATAATTCCATTAAATACCAATTTATAACTTACCCCAACCGGTTGATTTTCTGTTGGTTTTTCTACTTCGGTGGTAGGAGTAGCCCTATGATTACCAACCCAACTATTGTTTTTTGGGGAGGTATATAATCCATGGTAATCCCTACCCCTATCTTTTGCCTGCTCCCAAATAAAATGGGAAAGGGGATCCCAATTGGATCCCCCACATATTGAACACATCCTATTGAATGAGTTTATATACCCCGTTTTTCTCCTCAATTGCCCCGGCAATAAGAAGAACTGGCAAATGAATATCAAGCATTGCTTTTGATCCTGAAACGCTTGGTTTACCACCATGATCTTCATAAAACTTATCCACCATTGGGATTAATTCTTGTTTGGTGCCTCCCTTTTTAAGAGCATCTATAAGGGCATGCCCCCTACCGTAGGTTCTTTTTGGACCGTTTTCCTTTTTAGGAGTTTCCTTTGCCTGAATTCCAAGGGCATCCCGCATGATCTTTTTATAAACGATTGGGTTTTTGGCTTCCGTCAATTGTTTTTTCACCTTTTTGAAAGCGTCAGGGTTTTCAGCAACGATAGCTTTCATATCAACCCATTTGTTACCCATGTTACGAACCTGATCTTCCAAAGATTGATCTTCATCAGAATCCTCTTCCTCTTCCTCTTCCTCTTCCTCTTCCTCTTCTTCTTCTTCCTCAGGTTCTGGTTCTGGTTGTTTCTTTCCTTTTGTTGGTGCTTTTGTTGCAGAGGCAGTTTTGCCTTTTTTTACGGGTTTTTCCTCTTCTTCTTCCTCTTCCTCTTCTTCCTCTTCTTCCTCTTCTTCTTCCTCTTCTTCTTCTTCTTCCTCAGGTTCTGGTTCAGGGGCTGATTTACCTTTACCCTTAGCAGGAGACTTTTTGGTAGATTTTTTAGCTGCCTCAGCTGCCTCAGCTTCCAAAATTACCTCATCAATTACTTTCTGAGAAGCTGGTGTTATTTCATCACCTTCCTCAAAACAATCATTCATTGCCTCAATGATTTTTTCCTTCATGTACACTTCATCTTGGTTTTTTGGATCCCAATCCTTTGATTTGATACCAAATACCTTGATCAATTCTGCACTCACACTGATTAATGATTTCTTAGTTGCCATAATATTCAATTTTTAAATTTGTTTATAAATTTTATGATTAATAATTTAAGTTATAATTTTTATAACCGACGCCTTTCGGCGTTTCGTCTCAATTTTCAGAGACTCCTCAGGGTTATTTTATTCAGTAATTTTAACAAAATATTTATAGGCTGAGGAAACTGTTTTAAAATATCTAGGAGCTATATCATAACCACCTATACGTATATTTGTATTAGAAGCTGTTATTTCAAAATATGTAGAATTTTCCATTTTAGAAATCAATTCTTTGTCTTTTTTGGTAAATTTTAAAGTTATCATTTTTCTTAGTATTATGTATCTGATTAGTTTCAAATACAATTCAAATATAAAGTCTATTTTTTAAATAACCTAATTTTTTTAAATAAATTTTACTGAAAACCTAAAAGTTTTTGCAATTGAACCGATAATTTGAACCGATTATTTTGCTTAACCAGTGATATGCAATAGTTTATATTATCTCTGGTCTCTTTCTCATTTTCTGAAAAAATTGGAGAGATAAAGTAAGAGCATTGTTTATACTCCGGTAAAAAAGGCATTGAATCCCCTTTTTTGACGGGAAATCGAATTTCAATTGGCACTTTTGATTCTATATTTAAAAACTCCAAATTTAATTTATTAGTATCCCACCAGTTTTTAACTTTAGGACTAATGGTAACATAATCAAATCCTTTTGGAATAAATAAGGTACCATTAGTTTCTAAAGCTTGTTTATAACTATTTCTCCAAAATAGATTAATAATTTCCTTAGTTAACTGCATTAGAGGCTCTCCCCCGGTCCAAACAATCCATTCACAAGGGTATCTGCCAATATCGTCTAAAATTTGTTGAATGGTCATTTCTGTATAAGGATCATGAAAGGTATCACAGAAGGGACATTTTAAATTACAACCAGCTAATCTTATAAAGATGGAAGCTTCACCGGCTCTCCCACCCTCTCCCTGAATTGAAAAGAATATTTCATTTACTTTAAGGGTAGTATTTAATACTTCGTTAAGATTCATAATAGATAGCTTTAGTGGATTCAGTTTCAGAAATAGCTACGGAGTAAAGTAATGGATTAGATCCCTTTATCTGTTCAAATATAGACTTTGCCATAACTTCCGAAGTGGTATAGACAAAGGAGTCATTTAAGTTGCCATGATCTAACAAATTGATAATAGGCTGAACTAACTCCTTAATCATTCGATAATCAATAACAAACTTATCTTTGTTCAGTTTATCAGATTTAAAGGCAAAAGTAACCTTGTAATTGTGACCATGTATCTTATGACATGGGTGATTCTCTGGTAAATGAGTCAAGGCATGAGCTGCTGAGAACTCAAATGTTTTTTCTACGATATACATGTTTTTAATTTATTTAATTTATTAATACTTTTTATTAACTTATAATCTTCAATAGGATATAATCCAATAAGTTGGGCATTCTATTTCTTTGCTTTATATTTTGCTTCTGCTAAACAGGAAGTTTCTATAATACCCCTAATGCCTTGAACTATCACAATATATGGTTCCATCATTGTTAAAAATAACTTGCTATTACTGGTTGACCTCGTTTGAGGTTTTGTAAAACATAAACACACTTCTCAGAATCAAATTCATCCTCCCTAAGTATTAACTCATTTATACGCATTATACCAATCCTTTTTTCTCTACCTAAGTGATCCTGATTTAAACCGTAAAATGCTGTCACATGAGCATATTTTCGTTTATCTTCTGAAAAGTTACTCTGTTTAAGAGTATCTATCTCATAACTTTTGGCATCTGCCTGAGTTGGGGCAATAATCAACGGTTGGTTATTTTCCTGACTCAAACCTCTAACTTCTTTCCAAATCTTATTTTGTTTTTGACGGTAATCATTACTTGAGCTATCCTCTAACAAATCCATGTAATCAATCAAAATGACCTCCGGTTCAAAGTTAAACTTCTTTTTCCAGTACTTCAATTTATTTCTTATCTTATTAACCGTTAAAGTTCCATTAGCATGGGTGGATAATCGAATGTTTTTTGAACCATCAATAAAATGCCTCTTCCAAAGTTTTTTAGCTTCTAATTTATCTAAAGGATCTCCTACATCTATCTTTTTAAGCCAAACCGCCCCAATAGGATCAGTTTTATGATTTACGCAATTAAAACAAGGTTTATAATTAGGATTATCATTATATGCCTCTTTTAATTGATCTATCGTTATTTCACCTCGTACTTGGCTTAAATTAAGGGTCTCAAATACTCCTGAATTACATTCCCTTTCCTTCTTATCACAAGTATCAAGTTGATTATAAATACAATCCCTGACAGGTTCCCAAATCACCCCGCAATACTTCTCTTTGTCTGATTTTTTTGCCAATGATATACAGAAGCGTCTTATCTGTTGTCTTTTGGTCATATCGCCAGCCTGAAAGAAAGCCACTTTTCTACCCTGATCAACAGCCAACTCGGCGGCTTTCATTAACATCCAAGTTTTACCCCTCTTTTCGGGGGATAGAATGGCTATGAATGATCCTTTTGTAAATGAATGGTTCCAGAAAGTGCCTAATTGTTTTGGCCATCGAATTAATATCTCCCCTGACTCCTCAAATGCAGCATCCACTTCCCTTAATGATGAATGTTGAGAAAAATCAACATCTTCCTCCTCCTCAATACTTAACGATTGATAATTTTCAAGTAGCTTTTTAGCCTCATCAAAATTATTTGACTCAATAAGATTTAAGGCTTTAGAACAGTTAATCTTTACTTTCTGCTTATTAAAGTAATCAATGGTAAGGTCAACAAGATGATCAGTATTCTTTCCTTCCTCGGTATACTCATCACTCAGACTTAGTAGGATTTCCTCAATATCTTGACCAATCTCTTTTTGCAGACCATTGGAAAGCTTTTCATAATAGATTGATTCAATATTACCACCAGGTGCTTTTCCATATTGGTCAAAATAAGTATTACACCAGGTAGCTAATCTTTTAGCTGATTCAGATGCAAGGTATTGACTTGAATACAAATCCCGTATGGTACTGATATACTCAGTTGAGCTAATCAGACCTATAATGATCAATCGTTCAATGTTATCACTTCTTTCCATCAGGTGGGTTAGAAAGGTTGTTTGTTAATAATGTGACTTGATCTTTCAATTCGCTTGGTTATTCTAACATCACCTAATACCAACGATAAGTCCTCTAATGAGAGGTTTGCCGTTATTATAGTCTGTTTAAGATTTTCGGTACGGCTATTGATTAGGTTGTATAAAACACTTGAAGACCAGGAATATATCGGAAAAGTACCCAGATCATCCAATACCAACAAGTCAGTATGTATATAAGTTTTCATAACATTATTCGTATGTAATGGGTCTGAAAATGAGTTACTGATATTTTCTATCATATCAGCGGCAGTGATAAATATATAACTACCAATACCCAGAGAAGGATTACCCAAAAGGTATTTATTCCTCAGGGCATTTAACATTATATGGGCTGCTAATATGGTTTTACCAGTCTCAACCTCCCCATGGATGTAGAATGAATCATCATAATTGTAACCGGTTAAATCTGGAGTTGGTAGGTTTTGAATATCTCGTTTAATACGAGGGGTTAGGGTAGGGTATATCTTTGGTAGAATACCTTGAACCCAAGTTTCATTAGTTCTCATCATTTATTTTTATTTTACTTAATTTAGTTATTTCTGCTAAATACTGCTTTTTACATTCTGGGCAACAGCATAATAAACTACTCTGATTGGCTGATTGAAAGGATATAGAGGTAAATTTAGTGGATTTAGTGGACTTTAATCCACATAAAGTTGAATGATCATTTTTGATGTGGTACATTTTGATTACATTTTTATTGATGGTTTAGTAAATTTTATGTTTGCTGGTAGATAACCAACCTTATTTTGAGTATTTATGTTTGTTTTATATTTTTCCGACCTTTCGATTGCATTCTCCAATTTGGAAAACTTTTCCCTAAGGGAGCGACCTGATTCAATTACTGGTACATATTCACCACCGATAAAAGTAGAATACCAATCCAAAGCGGCATTTATTCTTTCAGGACTGATGTGGTCCCGCTGGGACATGGCATTTATTTCAACAGACCAGGAATTCAGTTGATTTTTTGAATGGGTTGTATTTTTTCTTGTTTGGATAATCTTGCTTAACCTTTCAGCTATTTGGAAAAATTCATTATTTTCAGAGAAAGTTTCCCGCGCTCCATATAATACATTTTCTAACTTTCTTTTATTTCTTTCTTTCTTTTCTTTATTTTCTTTTATTTCTTTTTCTTTAATCAATTTTTCTTTTTCTTTCTTTTCTTTGTTTTCTGTTCTTTCGTTCTTTTTTTCTTTCGTTCTTTGGTCCTTTTTCCCATAGGCATGGTTTTCATGGGTCTGGCTAATTATTTCATAACCCTTTGATTTTAAACTATCTAAATACCTACTAAAATCAAAATTACCAGGTTCATCAGTATAAACTATGAATGATCCTTTGATTTGTTTAGTTATAATATCTCGGAATTTAATATGTTTAACATATCCCATTTGATTAAGTTCGGTAATGGCATTATCAATGGCATTGATACCCTCCTGTAAAACCGATTGAAGGTATTCCCTGTAATTCAACCATTTGTTTTTATTGGTCATTAAAATACTGATAATTACTTTAGCCTTACATGAGAGATCAGGTGTTGTTAAAATGGAATCTTTAACAACCGAGTAACTTTTACCGGTCGATCCATTTACTAAAAGACCATCAAGGGAAGTAGTATTTGAAGTAGTTCTGATCATAATCTGATAAATAAGAAAACCAATAGGTTCGGAGTGTCCAGTCCCCTACTACTATTGGTTTTTAATGAAAAGAATCTAAAATCGTTATATTGTTTTCTGGACATCATAATAAGTCGTTATTAAAATGATTTTCAAAATTATAAATTATAATTCAAATAAAAAATTATTTTTAAATTATTTTTTAATTAATTGATAATCAATTTATTATAATCACAAATTGATAATGGTATACTTTTATGTATTTATCATTCTTTTTAACCCATATATGTAAAAAGTTATTGGTTTCCCCTGCTGGAGGCTTTGAAATTATATAGGTTTTTCCATTCCTTAATGGGTAAACATCAAATTTTAACTTGATGGTTAGATTTACCCAATTATCGGTTATATTTCTTTTCATCTTCTTTTTGTTTTTCAAGTTTTAAGACTTGTAAATTATCTTCAATATAGGCTGATAATGGACCGGCACATTGTTGTCCATTATAGAGATTCAAAAGATACCACGCTGGTACATCTATCAATTTAACTCCCTTATAATACCCCCACGGCATAGGGGTATTATCATCAAACTCAATTTTTTTAACTGATTTTTTAGTAGTTCTTTCCATAATACTTTATTTTGGTTATTAATTGTTTCACTAAGTAATCTGCCTCTGATTGATCCATTGAACCAGGATCTCCTATGATATCAACTCTAAAGGCCTCCTTTCCTCTAAATCTCAACTCTGCCACTAATTCATCAGCTTTTTGTTTTGCCTGAATTTCACCACCATCAAAACAAATAGCAATACGATCAAAATGACGGCATATCTCTTTTACCTGATAATTGGTATATTCAATCCCATAAACACCAAAACTTTTATACCCAAATCGCCAAACATCAGTGATTCCTTCAACCCCTATTCCTATTCTATCATTCCAGCATTCTTGTTTACCATAAAGTATATGCTGATGATGTATTATTTCTCTTGATTTTGGGCAGGCTTTATACTTTTCAGTAGAGTTGTTAGTTATATCTCTTCCCTGAAATGAAACTGTTTGATTATTCCATTCAATAGGTGCTATTATTCGGTTGCGATAATCGGCTTCATCCAATACCGAATAGATACCAGTACCTAACAAACTCCATTCAGCTATTAATTTATCAGGATCAAATTTTCTTTTTTCGAGATATATTTTATGTTTTTTGGTTAGTTCAGTAGTGTTTGATGGGTATTTGAATGGTTTTAGGTTTATAGTAGCTTCAGGTGCTTTTTTAATCACGGAAGTACCAATATATTCAATCAATAGTTTTTTTGCTTCAAACTCTGAAACATTTAATAGTTTGACTATTACTTGAGATGGGTATTTTTTACCACATCGGTAACAGTGAAAAGGACCTCCCGTAATAGGGGTTCCAAGGTGATAACCGGGATTACCTGTACAAAATGGACATTCAATATTTACCCAACCAGGTCGACAATGTTTATGCCCTTCCGTTTTATAATCAATACCATAATCTTTATAAAGTTGAATTATATCCATGTTATTTATACATTTTCATTAATCTACTCAATACATCATCTGTAAACTCTGTAACCCCATCCATAACAGCTTTGGCATTTAATCTCTCAGCATCCAATAATTTTGCCATCTTATAATCAATAGTATCTGCTGCTAACAGGTAGTGAATGGTTACCGGCCATTTCTGACCTAATCGGTGAACCCTATCAGCGGCCTGATCTATTTTAGCCGGATTGTTTGGTAGTTCTATAATGGCACAATTACTGGCAGCCGTAAGGGTAATTGCCTCACCGGCAGCTATTATTTGTCCTACAAAAAGAGTAGTTTTAGGGTCATTTTGAAATCTGTTAACTATATCTTGTCTATGTTTGGTTGAAACTGAACCATCTATTTTAACGGCTTCTTTTTTAAATTCCTTCATAATGAAATCAATAACAAAGGAATGGGTGGCAAAAACAACTAACTTTTCACCTGATTCCAAAAACTCCCGTATCCACTCGATCACTGAGGTCAACTTACCATGAGATGATATTTGAAGTAAAGTATTAACTTTAGATAGGGAAGCCGCTTTTTTAGCCTTATTTGCCACCGATTCACCTTCAGTTTCTTTTAAGTAATTAATAAATTCTTTTTCAGCCTTTACATAGTCAGTTTTGTTATCAATTTCTAAAGGAACAAATCTAAATTGCTTAGGTGGTAGTTCTTTCAAAACATCTTTCTTTAGTCGTCTTAACATAACCGGATGATCCCCCGTGGTTAATAGTTTATGAAATTCACTTTTATTTGAAGCTCCTGTATAATCCCAACCAAAACCATTATTTTTGGCATCATAATATCGAATTGCTGTTGTTTGGAATGGAGGTAATAAATTTGGTTGAATCATTCTAACTATGTTATCTATTTCAACCGGACGTTTCTCAATAGGAGTGCCTGATAAACCAATAATATGAGGGGTGCTTTTAGCTAATTTTTTACAGGATTTAGTTCTATTACTTGTACTATTTTTAAGATAATGACATTCATCAAATATCACTATTTTTGGATTACATGCTATAATATGATCAACTAATCCGGTATTCATTACTTCTTTTTTAATCTTAAATCCATTAGGTAAAACAATTTCCTTGTAGGTATTTGCTAGTAGATTATAGCTTACAATAATAATGTCTTTGCCTAGTTTTTCTTTCTTCTTTGAAAACAATACTTGAATATTTTTCACAGTTGACCAATTTAATAACTCCTGTTTCCAATTAAGTTTTGGCGTTGATGGGCAAACAATTATGGCTGGTCTTAGTTCAGGATGAAGTTGAAGGAAGGCTATTGCCTGAATAGTTTTACCTAATCCCATCTCATCGGCAATTATACCATTTCCATCATTATTTTCAAGATACCTAACCCCAATATTCTGAAATTTACGAAGTTTTCCTTTTAGTTTGGGTATATTGATTGGAAGATAATTGTTTAAATAATTTATGACATTTTGACTTAATTTATATTCCCAATGCTTTAATTTTTTAACATTGGTTGGACTTAACTCAACTATTATACCAGATTTAACCACCCTATATCCACTTAAAGACTCTAACCGGGAATCAATACCCGGAGTAGAGTCAATTTTAAGTACTTGAGAATCTTTATATTTACAAATAGAAATCATTATTTATTTAACCAATTAATTACGTGTCTTTGTCTTACTGATACAGGTTGATCTATTGAGCAAGGACATCCATTTTTGGAGACAAAACTATAAATAGAATTTACAAAAGGTAGGTAATCATCAATCCCAAAAGAATATGGTATTTGCATGATGGATATGGCCTTATTTCGCCATTCTCGGTTATCTTCTCCATATTGCTCAAAAGGATTTTTACCCTTGCAATAGTTTTTTAATCTATCAACTGGATCATTGATTTTAGTTCGTTCCATGATTATTGGTTTTGATTAACTAATGATCCAAATTTTACTTTTTTTGATCCTGGTTTTGGATACTTTATTATCCTGAAAAAATTTATCAATTTTTTCTTGCTCAGTCTCTTTTTTAGTGAGAAGCATTTTGCCAGGAATAATAACGACATAGTTATCTTTAACATGAGATATGGCTACTAACCAGGTTTCCCCCACTTTAGGGCTATTAACATCACCCCTATGAATAAAGGCTACACATCCTTTAATAATGGCAATTGGTTTTTTTTCCAATACATTACGATTTTGAATAAACTCAACGGTGAAGAACTCACCGACTTCGATTTTACTTTTTTCTTTTGTCATTTTTCTAAAATATTAGTTATTATTTAGTTTTATTTACCTATCCGTATTAGTTATAATAAAATTGACAGGTAAATTTTTGAAATTGACTATTAGACCATATTAAGGTAAGGTTATAAGAAGTTTCAAACCCAATAAGAGGAGTTAACAAATCAATGTTTAAGCATTCGATTATTACATCAAATTTAGTTTTTGGGATGCTTTCCCTTCCAAAAACTAACTTTTCATCTATTTTCATGATTATTTCATTAATTAGTACCTAACCCCTTATTAGGGGTTTCGTCTTAATTTTCAAAGACTCATCAGAGGTATTTTTTATTTATTTAATAAGTTTAGGAGGTCAGTATATTCTTTAACCTTTAATGAATAGTATTCTTTTGGGTAAATAATGAAAGGTTTTTCATTAGATCCATTGGTTATGTTTTTCACTAACTCAGCTGCCATTTTTGGGGTAAATTGAGTGGCAAATAAACCAGAATTAATAACAGGTCTACCATTTTCTGAGGCTATAGTAGTTCCGTTTGGAAACATTACGATTGAATTACAATTTTCAATACATGAGCAACATGTAATCATTCTTAATTGAGCTTCTGCTTTTTCAAGATTGCTTTTAAGTAAATCAATTAATTCTTTCATTTTTCTTAGTATTATGTATCTGATTAGTTTCAAATACAATTCAAATATAAGGTATAGTTTTTAAATAACCTAATTTTTTTAAAAAAATATTCATTAAAATTTCATTATTTCAAAAAAATTCGATTAAAATCGAATTTTAACCTTTAATTTTGAACTGAATTTAAACATTAACCAGTATGTATAGAAAGAAACCAAATCCAAATGGGGCAGGTGGTCCTTGTAAATTGACCCCTGAAATGATAAAGCAAACATATAAATTGGCTTTATTGGGCTCCACTGAAAAACAGATAGCTGATTTCTTTGAAATATCAACCTGCACCATTGACTACTGGAAACAACAAAAACCACAATTTAAAGAAGCTTTACGAAAGGGTAGGTTAATCGCCGATGCAAATATATCTCATGCCTTATACCAAGTAGGTATGGGCTATTCTCACCCAGACAATGTAATCCTTACCAATCGTATTACCGAGTATGATGATGATGGAAAACCCCTCAGATCATATACCGAGCCATTAGTGGTCCCAACAATTAAACATTATCCTCCCAATCCTTATGCCCTCAATAAATGGTTATCATGTCGACAAAGAGGAACATGGGCAGATGTAACCAAATTAGAAGTATCAGGTCAAATAAGTTTGTTGCATTTTGAAAATCTCCCCGATATGGCAGAATTAACCAATGAAGAAATAAAATTGGCAATGAAATTGGGAATACAGAAAGCTTTAAAAGAAGCCCCAGTTGATAGTAATTAACCTTTCCAAATATAATCAACCATGGAAAGAACATCAATATCAAAACAAAAAAAATTAGAATTGTTGATAAATAATCCCTTAATGGCAGTAAGGGAATTGAACAATAGATCGTTCTTTGAATTTGTGAAATTTTTCTGGTGTGAAATATCCAATGATAAATTTAAGTCCAACTGGCATATTGAATTAATATGTAATGTAGTTCAGGAATATATTGAAAGAGTAGGAAGAGGGGAACCAAAAACAGATGATTTATTATTTAATGTTCCTCCCGGTACTTCAAAAACATCTATTCTTTCTATATTACTTGAAGCATGGGCATGGACAAGGTACTTTCATTTAAGATTTATTTGTATTTCTTATGCCGCTAATTTATCTCTGGAATCTGCTGAAAAATGTAGGGACCTGGTTAGAAGTGAAAGATTCAGAAGTATTTACCCAGAGTTGGCTATAAAGGATGATAAAGATACCAAAGGGAACTTTAGGATAGTTAAAACAGAATACGTAGAAGCAGGTAGAAGACCTCGGGTTACTTTTGGTGGTGGTCGATTATCAACTTCAGTAGATGCCGTAACAACTGGCTTTCATGGACATGTAATTATATGGGATGATTTAATTAGTCCTAAACAATCAATATCCCAAGCTGACTTAACAACCGCTAATAATTATCTTTCTCAAACTCTATCCACCAGGAAGACCGATAAGGATGTCACTTTAACAATTGGGGTGATGCAAAGATTAGCAGCAAATGATCCATCTGAATACTGGTTAGGTCGAAAAAGTAATATAAAACATTACTGCCTTCCTGGTACTTTGAATGGATATGAAGATATGGTTCAACCACCAGAGTTAAAACAGCATTACGTTAATGGTTTACTAGATCCTGTAAGACTCAGTCAAAAAATACTTAATGAGATGGAGGCCGATTTAGGACAGTATGGTTTTGCTGGTCAGGTAGGGCAAAGACCAACTCCTCCATCTGGTGGGATGTTTAAGGTAGATAAGTTTCAGATCATTGATACCATGCCAAATCCAGTCTCAATAATGAGAACTATAAGGTATTGGGATAAGGCAGGGACAAAGGAGGTTTTGGGTCTGGATAAGAATAAAGGAAAAGGTCCTTGTTATACAGTTGGATTAAAGATGTCAGAATTAACCAACGGAAAATGGTTAATATCTGATGTAAAACGGGGTAGATGGGAATCAGAGGAGAGAGAAGAGGTAATACGATCAACTGCTGAGGCAGATGGTCCTCGGGTAAAGGTATATCATGAACAGGAACCAGGATCAGGTGGCAAGCAATCGGCTCAACAAACTGATCGGGATACCTTAAAAGGTTTTAATTCAGAAGCAGATCAACCTAAAGGGGATAAGGTATACAGGGCTGATCCCCTTTCAGTTCAAGTAAATAGGGGGAATATTCTTTTATTAAACGCTATTTGGAATAAAGATTTGATTGAAGAATACAGAGATTTTCCATTTGGTAAGTTTAAGGATCAGGTTGATGCTGGATCTGGAGCTTATTCAAAATTAACAGGTAAAAAACAAGTAAAAACCCATTAATAAAAAGATGGAGAGAACAATAAATAATAACATGGCAATCGAAAGGAAGTTAAATAACCTTTCTGAGATGGTGGGTCGGGCTAGATTGGCTATGACTATGGGTATGTCCTATGGAGGTAAACGAAACATTTATGATACCCTCGGTTATCCTCAAACCATTCTGCCTATTGATTATATCAACAAGTACAAGAGGCATGATATATCCCATGCCATTATTGCCAAACCGGTTGATAAGATGTGGAAGGGGGATGTATTGATATTGGAGGCAGATGATGATAAAACTACCCCGTTAGAAGATGCTTGGATCACCTTATACAATGAACTCTTGTTAAAGAATATATTTGTAAGAGCTGATAAATTGACAGGTTTATCTGAGTATGGTATTATATTACTTGGATTTGATGATGTTGATTCAGTAGAGAAAATGACTTTTGCTGTTACCAAATCAAAAACATTAAAATTAGTCTATGCCAAACCATTTTCTTCAAATAAGGCAACTATAACTAAATATGATGAAAACCCTAAATCACCCAGATATGCTAAACCAATTCTGTACCAGATACAGATAGAGGATAGAATAACAATAACAGTTCATTATTCTCGAATAATCCATATCATTGATGAGGCAATGGAATCTGATATAAAAGGTTCACCAAGATTAGAGGTGGTTTATAACAGAATGGAGGATCTGGAAAAGATAACCGGGGGATCAGGAGAAATGTATTGGAGGGGAGCCCGTCCTGGTTATCAGGGTAAGATTGATGAAAATTATGACTTAGGAGATACTGAAAGGGCTGATCTTGAAAAACAAATTGATGAGTACGAGCATAACCTTAGAAGGTTATTTGTTAATGAGGGAGTGGATTTAAAGGGATTGGAAACTCAAGTATCAGATCCAACCAACCACTTCAACATTCAAATATCGGCAGTATCAGCAGTAACCAATATTCCTCAACGAATATTACTAGGTTCTGAGAGAGGGGAGTTAGCATCTAGTCAGGATGCTGATGAATGGTGGGGTTATCTAGCCTCCCGTAGAGATAATTTTGCTGAAACCCAAATATTGAGACCTTTCATTGATAGATTGATTGAGTTTGGGGCTCTACCAATGCCTACTAAGGGGATAAATGAGTACTCTATTAAATGGGAAGATTTATTTGCCCAATCAGAAGACGATAAAATAAGTATAGGAGTTAAAAGGGCAACGGCATTGAAAGAATATGCCAGTCAGGCAGGGGCAGAATCAATCGTTCCCCCTGAGGCATTCCTTGAGTTATTTCTCGGTCTGAGTGAAGAGCAGATAACCTTAGTATCTCAGATGAGAGATAAATGGCAGGCAGATGAAGAAAAGAAGATAGGAGAAGATGAGGCTAAGGCTAAACAAGAAGCTATTGATAATCCTGATGATGAGGAACCTATTGAACCAGATGATAGCGATTTAGAAGTACCAGATAATAACGAATAATGATAACTACAGCATCATATAAACCATTTAAAAAGTCTACTATTGACTATTCAAAGTCAATAGTAGCTAATAAGGCATCATCTAATTATGATCCAACCAAGACTACTGGTTTGCGTAATGCTTTTGTTAGACAGATAGATATTCGTTTTAATACTCTGAAATCAAGGATAAGTAAAGCAATCATTAACCAGGATTGTTTTGGTTTGATCTCATCTACTGGTAATATAAATCTCAACTCTACAAGTAGGGCAGATGCCCCTGACTCCTTACCGGGGAATAGGGCATTTGCTTTTTCTCGTAATCCTGAAAAAATGGATTCTTTTATGACTTGGTTGGATAGTCAGGAAAAATCAGGAATACTTACTACTACTAAAATAAATCAATTAGGATCAGCCGCAGAAACTCCGTGGACTAACATTTATATTCAGGACTCATATAAACGAGGAGTTCAACGGGCTACTTATGAGATGGGTAAAGAGGGTATTCAATTACCAAACGACATTCCTGCTGGATTACAAGCCTCAATTAATACCCCTTTCCATATTGACCGGGTTGGTTTATTATATACCAGAGCATTTAGTGATCTGAAAGGAATCACCAAGGCAATGGATATCCAAATCAGTCGTATATTAGCTCAGGGATTGGTTGATGGGGATAACCCTCGAACATTGGCAAAGAAGATCAATGATCAAGTTGATGGTATAGGGAAAGCAAGGGCAAGAACATTGGCAAGAACCGAAATCATTCGAGCCCATCATGCTGGCATGATTGGTGAATACAGAAACTACGGAATAGCAGGAGTAAAGGTAAAGGCTGAGTGGGTGACTGCCGGATTTAATGTATGCCCTAAATGCCAAAGTAATGAAGGTAAGATTTATACTTTAGATGAGATTGAGGGAATGATACCTTTCCATCCTAATTGTAGATGTATGGCTTTGCCAACAATGCCTGAGAAAGGTGTTAATAAGGGGGAGAATGTGCAGGAAAAAGGTTATGATTATGCAAATGTAAGGGAAAGTGAGAACACATATAAAATGATGGGAACAGAGGTTGCCAATGTTTTTGACAATACCGGAAAATGGGTTGGTAGTTCTGTTGGAACTTCCACTCAATGCCCTGTTCCCGAAATAGCTAAAACGCAAAAAGTTGTTTTTACTCATAATCATCCAAAAGGTACAAAATACGAATTGGGAAATATGTTGAGGATTGGAAGTTCTTTCTCATCTTCTGATATACAAGTGGCATCCACATTCAATATGATTGAAATGAGAGCAACAACTCCTGAATTTGTGTTTAGTATGAAACCAGGTAAAAAAGGTTGGCCAACATCGGAAACAATCAAAGAAACCTATGAAAAATACGATCAAAAAGTGTTAAAAGATTTTTCTAATCGAATAGATGAGGGAATAACTACCATAAATAAAGCTACTGTAATGCACTGGCATTTAGTAAATAGATTAGCAGCAAAAGAATTGGGAATGATTTACACTAAAATAAGAATACGATGAGTAATATAAATGATATAGCATTGAGTTATAACCCATATAAAGCAAATTGCAATAAATGTGTTCATTTTATAATTGATCATTTTATTTGCTCTGCTTTTCCAAAAGGGATTCCTGTAGAAATTTTAGAAGGTTCAGAAAAACATCTGAAAGTTTTAAAAAATCAGGATAATAAAATGGTATTCACTAAAAAATAAGAAACTATACAAACTTACTCAAATAAATAAATAGCTTATTCAGATTATGGCAAGAATATGTTATTAGGTTCGGATTGGTCAGGGGTTTTAAATTTATCAAATAAGGCGGCTAAAAATATATTTGAAAGTTATTTAGGTATTTAATAAAAAATTTTATAAATTTATGAAATTTTTTTAAAAAGATTATATATGAAAGAAGAGTTAACAACCAAGATGCATAATGAACTTTCAAGCTCTAAATTGAGTAGTTTAAAAAATACTGTATTTTCATTGCTATTAGTAGTCAAGGGAAATAAAGATAAGATAACTGCCGATCTATTGAATGACTTTGATTTAACATTAGAGGATGTTAATACCTTTTACAATGAGTTTATTAAATTGAATTAATTTGAGGAAAATAAACAAATATAAAATAACAATGAATATCTATCTTAATTCAACAGCAGCATATACCATTAAGGTAAAGACTTTCAGAAATAGAAAGTATATGGTGGTACCAGTTATAATGATGAGGGAGGGGGTTCATTCAGGATCACAAGGACCATTGCTTCATACGGCAGAAGAACTTGGTAAATATCCAGCCTCTTGGAATGGGATACCTATTGTGGTTAGGCATCCCGAAAAAGACGGAACATCGGTATCTGCCAACGATCCTGAGGTATTAACCTCCTATCAAATAGGGATGGTATTTAATGCTAGCATGGATGATGATAAATTGAAGGCGGATGCTTGGATAGATGAAGAGATAGCTAAAACCTCATTTCCTACTGTTTTATCTTATATCAAAAATAAAAAACCACTTGATGTATCAGTCGGGGTATTCTCTGATGAGGTAGAAGAGAGTGGGGAATGGAATGGTGAGCAGTATATTGGATTAGCTACCAACTTGAGACCTGATCATCTGGCTTTACTTCCTGGCGAAAGAGGAGCCTGTTCATGGTCTGATGGATGCGGAATACGAACAAATAAAAATAACAGCAATGAAATGACAATCGAAAAAACAGAAGCAGATAAGAAAGAGGATTTTACCAAATTGATAGTAAATATAACCACCTACATTAAGATGGGTTATCAGGAACTAATGTCCCGGTTATATTCAATGGTAAACACAATGGATGTTCGTTCTCAGGATCGAACAATTGAATCTAATTACTTGGAGGAGGTGTATGATAATTATATTATCTACCGGAGATCCTATTACACCCTTCCCAATTCTCAACCAAAGTACTTTCAACAGAAGTATTCAATTGATTCAAATAATGAGGTTACTTTTGATGGGGATCCTATTGAGGTAGTCAAGAATTTGACATATACAAAGAAAAGTATTAATAACAATAAACAAGGAGGTTCAAAAATGGAACGCACTGTAAAGCCATGCTCCGGATGTAAAGAGGATAAGATTGACAGGATTATTGCCAATAAATCTACCCAATTTACTGAGGATGATCGGGAACTCCTTAACAATATGGATGAGGCTGTCCTTGAAAAGATGGTCCCTGTAGAGGTTAAGGCAGAACCCACCGTAAATAAAGAAGAAAAGAAGGTGACTTCTGAGGAAGCCGTTCAAATTTTAGCTAACAGTTTTAAAACGACTGATGATTATTTGAAAATCTTACCAACTGAAATCAGAGAACAGGTTTCTGCTGGTTTAACTCTTAATAAGGAACGTCGTTCTGAACTTATTCAGAACATCGTAAACCATGCTGCTAAGGATTCTATTACCCCTGCTGAATTGGAGACCTACTCTATTGCTGAGTTAGAGAAGTTCAATAAGGCATTTGTAAAGAAAACCGTTGATTACTCAGGTAATGGTGGTCAGACCATTAATACCAATGCTGAGGATAATGAAGTACCTATTGTTTTACCATGCTAATAATTTAAAACTATGGCAAAGTATAGATCAATTAAATTAAAAAGTTACAACAATGTTCAGGAAGAACATATTGCTGTATCTGCTATTACTCCAGGTCACTTATTGGCCTTAAACTCTGATGATAAAGTTTTACCTCACTCGGTTCCTGGCGGAAATGCTTATCCAATGTTTGCATTGGAAGATGTGTATCAAGGAAAAACTATTGCTCATGCTTTCTCAGCTGATGACCCGGTACAATGCTGGATTCCTGGTAGAGGGGATATGGTAAATGCCATTCTAAAAGATGGTGAAAATGTAGTGATTGGAGATTACCTCGAATCCGCCGGAGATGGAACCTTACAAAAGCATGTAGCTGATGTTGATTCTAGCGCTGATATTACTACTATCTACCCACTACAAATTGTAGGTCAGGTGGTAGAATCTGTTGACCTTTCAGGTTCATCCGGTACCCATCCGGTAACCGAATTAAGGGTTAAAATACGAATTGTTTAATCTAAAAATAAAGGAGGATAATTATTATGCCTGAAAATATCAATGTTGATTTGATCAACAATACCGGAGGTCAAGGAGAATTGGCATCCTATTTGATGGAAAACGGAAGAATGGATAGTAATGCTATGCGTCCTTACGTATACAAGGGAAAAACCTATATTTCAGTCTATAAAGGATCTGGTGAACGTAATAAACCAGAGAATTATAAGGCAATACAGGTTAACAGTACTGGAACTCTTAGACCTCTTGAATGGAGGCAATTAGATGAGGCTATATTACCACTTGCTGAAAGTAGGTTAATTGGTATTAATCATCTTATTTCAAAAGGATTGGTATACAATCTTGGCAATGCAATGGGGACTACGGTTCTGGAATCTCATAACATTTCGGATGCCTTGGAGGCTGAGCTTTCAATGGATGCAATCAGTCGTGGTAAAAATGATCAAGTTGAGTACGGAGTTAACTACCTCCCTATTCCAATCATTCACGCCGATTATTCTTTAAACTTACGTCAGTTAAATGCTTCTCGTAGTTTGGGTAATCCTATTGACACCACCATGGCAGAAAGAGCGGTAAGAAAAGTTTCTGAGAAATTGGAAAAGATGTTATTTACCGATGTTAACTATAAGTTTGGGGGAGGTGCCATTTATTCTTTAACCAATTACCCAGATCGTAATGAAATATCTATTGGTACCCATTGGGATCATTCAGGAGTAACCGGTAAAGCAATTGTTCAACAAGTACAGGAAATGGTTCAGGCCGCTAAAGATGCCCATTTTTATGGACCATTTACTTTGTTTGTTCCATCTAAGTATGGTACAGTTTTGGATAACGATTACTCTGATTCAAAAGGAGATAATACTATTCGTGACCGAATACTTAAAATATCTTCTATTAAGGAAGTGTTGGATGTGGATACGTTAGCAGATGATAACGTATTACTGGTTCAGATGACTCGTGATGTTATTCGCCTGGTTCAAGGTATGGGTATTACCAACGTTCAATGGAAATCTGAGGGTGATTTTATTCAGAACTTTAAGGTGCTAACTATTCAAGTTCCTCAACTCCGCTCTGATCAGGATGGTCATTGTGGTATTGTTCACTTGGCCTAAATAAAACGACTAATCATGTCATTTTAATACAAATAATCATAATCATGGAGAGAAAGAAAGAAATATCAAAAGGATTACGTTGGAAAAAATTAGGTGGAGGGTCACTCCGCTATATCAACGGAAAGATTATCAAACCAAACGAAACTTTCGTGGCTGAATTAAAAGACATTCCTCCTATGTTTCTAAAATCATTGGAATGCCTGGATAAGGATAAACTGGATGAGGTAATTGTTACCGATCAAAAGTTAATTGAAGCCGGTGAAGTTCTTTACGAAAAGAGACCTAAAACGGCAAAAGGTTGGTTTGGGGTTTATCGAAAATCGGATGATAAAGAAATATCTGAATCCACTTTGAAGGAAGAACAGGCCGATGCCTTAGTATTAAAACTAAATAAAGGATAGAGATGTATTGGAAAGTACCTAATATATGGGAGGGGGGTAAGTGCTTCATTATAGGTGGAGGTAACTCAATGACTGAACAGTTCAATATACCACAGGAAGTGGTTGATAAAGTAATGATGGGGATTAATCCTCTATCCACTTACTCCCCTTATCTTTCCTTTTTGCATGATAAACATGTAATAGCAGTTAATGAAGCTTTTAAATTAGGATCATGGATAGATGTCCTGTTTTGGGGTGATGATAATTACTATAAAACCAGGAATACAGAGATACTAGGTTTTGAAGGATTGAGGGTAACTTGTATGAATGAACAGATCATGAGTCAAAAGATTAAGAACTTAAAGCGTCATTCATTCAAAAAAAATAACTATACCTTGATAGGAGTATCAGAGGATGTCAGTAAAGTAGCATGGAATGTTCATAAGGGTAATAGTGGATCAGCGGCAATCAATTTAGCTGTTCACTTTGGGGTGAAAGAAATATACTTGATTGGTTTTGATATGAATCTGGATGCTAACAATAATCAGCATTGGCATAATTCATACCACACTAATATAACAACAGTAGGGGGAACATTTAAAAGACATTTATTAAACTTCCCTCAAATAGCTGAGGATCTAAATAGATTGGGTATTAAATGTATTAATCTAAACCCTAACTCGGCTATAAATGATTTTGAGAAAATGACCGTAACCGATTTAATAAATAACTATAATGGATAATGCAATAAATAATATGTTTTTAGAAGGAAAACCAGGTCAATTAAGATGGAGAAAGATTGGTGGTGGGTCCCTTCGTTATATCAACGGAAAGATTATCAAACCAAACGAAATATTTACGGCAGCATTAAAAGACATACCATCGTCATTTTTGAAGTCATTGGTTTGCCTGGATGCTGAAGCCATGAACCAACAGTTAAAAGTAGAAGAAGAGGTTAAACCAAAACCACTTATCTGGTCAGCTATTAAATCAGAAGAAGGTGAATGGAATGTGATTGGGTCGAATGATAGGATTATCAATGAAAATCCAATGACTGAGGAGGAAGCAATTAAATTGGCAAACGCTTTAAACAACTAATAATATGAATGTAATTAAATTAATGGGTGGTTTAGGTAATCAATTATACCAATATGCTTTTGGTCAGGTCCAGAAAGCTAATGGTATAGATATTGCTTATGATCTTTCATGGTTTAATCATTCTCATACCGGGGTTAAAAGGGATTTTAATTTAGATAAATTTGAAATAGATATATTACCAGTTAATTCATTCTTAAAACAACAAGAAATAAGGGAAAGAGGTTATAATCCAGAATTGTTAAATGTTTCAAATTGTAACCTCTTTGGATATTGGCAGTATTTATCTTATTATACTTCAATTTTAACCACTCTAAAATCAATTATAAAGGTAATGCCATCTCTTTATACCCCTGAGTATATTAATTTAAAAAACAAGGCGGAAAATTATAAAACTACTGCTATTCACGTTCGCCGAGGAGATTATTTATTTACTAAAGAATTCAATACCCTCCCTTTATCATATTACTATCAGGCCTTACAAGAAACTGAGGGGGATTTGATTTATATTTTTTCTGATGATCTGGAGTGGTGTAAAAAATCATTCACCCAATCGGCATTTAAAAGGAAGTTAATATTTATTGATCTTCCTGATTTCTTAACTTGGGATTTAATGAGGGTTTGTCAAAATCAAATAATTGCCAATAGCTCATTTAGTCAATTTGCAGCATTTTTGAATCCTAACAAAGATAAAAAGGTTATATATTCCTCCATTATTACGATGAAGGGAGAAGAAGAAAGACAACAACATTTTCCTAATGAATGGATTAAGTTATGATTATAGATTTTACCAAATTGGCAAGTAAATTTAAACTTCACATTAATGGAGTGATTCATGTAGGGGCTCATGTGGGTCAGGAATATGAGGTATACAAAAAATTAGGTATTCTTAATATTGTTTGGTTTGAGCCAATACCTAAAACCTATCGTAGATTAATAGGTAATCTACCTAAAGGAGCCCATACCTATAACATTGCATTGGGAAATGATGAAGGGGAGAAGGAGATGTTTGTTGAAACAGTTAATCAGGGCATGAGTAATTCATTATTACCACCCGGGACCCATCTAAATAGCTATCCAAACATAACCTTTGATTCAAAAGAAAAGGTTCAAATGTTAAAACTTGATAACTTTGGATTTACCAGTTATAACATGCTAAATATGGATGTTCAGGGGTTTGAGTTGGAAGTATTAAAAGGGTCAGAAAAAACACTTAAACATATAGATATAATTTACACTGAAATAAATACGGAAGAGGTTTACGTGGGATGTGTTCAGGTTAATAAATTGGATGAGTTTTTAGCAGCTCATGGGTTTAGTCGAGTATTTACTCAGATGGCTCATAAGAGTTGGGGGGATGCATTATACCTTAAAACAAAGTAATCATGGGGGAAGTAATAAACACAGTAGTATTATGTTGGAGAACCGGTGGTGATTTTCACTTCTCTGATGTTCTTCTTTTAGCGGATCATTTACATACTCAAGCTGACCCGGTGAGGGTTATTTGTCTTACCAATATGGTTGATCAGGAGACTAAGTTAAATGGATTGACTTTACTTCCATTTGAAAATAAAGAATGGAAAGGTTGGTGGTGTAAAATGAACATGTTTTCTCCAGAGATGGAGAAGTATAGACCATTTCTTTTTATGGATTTGGATACTGCCGTGGTTGCGAGTTTAGAAGGTATCCTACCACCAACTGGTAATGAGGATAAGTTTATTTGCTTAGGTGGTTTTTATCAACCTGATACCACCAATGGTTTACAATCAGGAGTAATGTGGTTTTCTAAAGATAATGAATTGATAAATAAAGTTTGGCAAACTTGGCAAAATAATCCCTCTTCTATTATTAGAACTTTTCAAAATAAAGGAGGGGATCAGGCCTTTATACGATCGGTAGTTGGTAAACCTGATGTATTTTGGCAGGCAATTACCGACAAGATTACTTCGTTCAAAATCGGACCAAAAGGGCATCGACTATTAACAGAGTTACCAAAGCATATATCAATTGTTTGCTTTCATGGTCAACCACGAATTCCATTAGCCGGAATGAGTTATGAGTGGGTTAATCAATACATAAGAAAGTCAACTATTAAGAAAGGAAAAAGTAAAGTAACAATCATTATTCCTTATAAAAAGAATCCAAATCGACCATGGTTACAAGATGCTATTAATTCAGTCCCATTAGATTGTCAGTTAATAGTATCAGAAGGTCCGGGAATGTGGGCAGTTCAATTTAACAAGGTTTTACCTCAAGTAACTGGGGATTACGTTAAGTATTTACATGATGATGATATGCTAACCTCTAATTGCATTGAAGATTCAATAAGATGTTTGGAAGAGACTGGAGCTGATTTCATTCACGGAAAAGCCGAGGAGTTGGTAGTAAGTTCAGGTAAAAGACATACCTATATTCCCCCGGTAAAAGATGGAGGAAAGAGAGAGTTACTACAGCATAACTTTATTCACTCGGCAACAACCATGTATCGTAAATCAGTATTTGATAAGTTAGGTGGATTTGATGAGACCTTAACCGATTCCGAGGAATATGAGTTTAACCTCCGTTGCTTAAACGCTGGTTTTAAGCTAAAGTATTGTAATTCAATTCTTGCTATATACAGAAGGCATTCGGAACAGCAAACGGTGAAGTTAGGGGGCAAACAATTGATAAATACAAGTAAGCAAATCGCTGATAAATACAAATAATGATGGAAAAGAATAAAAGCATAGCTCCTATATTTGTAACCGGTATTGAAAGATCCGGTAGCTCAATCATTGCAAAGATAATTAGCTCCACTAATGTATTTACTGGGGATTGTACTCGAATGAATGAGAATAAGTTAATCAGGGAACAAATGATTAATTATTATGCTTCAATCGGAGCAGATGTTAAGGCTCAATATCCTTTACCTATTGTTAAATATGTTCATGATTTTCAATCCATTATACTTGATAAATTATATCAAGATGGTTATAAAGGGGATAAAGAATGGATGTATAAGTCAAGTCGATTATGTCAAACTTGGAAATTATGGAATAATGCTTTTCCTGATGCCAAATGGATTATTGTTCGCAGAAAACCAACAGATATTGTTTATTCTTGCCAACATACTTCATTTATGACGGCCTTTAAGAATGAAGAAACTCGTAAGCGGATAGGAGTTGAGTCAGAAAGTGAAGGTTGGTCCTGGTGGATTAAACAACATGAGAAGTTATTTATTGATATGATCCAAAATGGCTTAAATTGTAAAGTTGTTTGGCCGGATAGGATTCAATCAGGGGATTATAACCAGATTGAGGAGATGCTTAATTGGTTAGGTCTTGAATATGATCTAAATAAGATAAAGGAGCAAATTGAACCATTAATACGAAAATAAAATGGCAGTAAGAACTACAGGAACCTTGGTTAAAGAGATAATTGAAACCACTCTCACCTCTACTCAAATTGATCCTTTCATATTAGGAGCAAATGCCATGGTTACCGATGTATTAGGAACCAGTTCAATATCGGAAACTACTCTAGCTGAGATTGAAAGGTGGGTAGCTGCTCATTTAGTTTGTGTGACTAAGGAAAGGTTAGCAAAGAAAGAAGGAGCTGGAGGGGCTTCAATTGAATATGCCGGAGAGTTCGGAAGCGGATTAAGTTCTACCTCATACGGACAGGCAGCAATAGCATTAGACTATACTGGGGCTTTATCCCGGTTATCTGATGGAAGAAAGAAAGCGAGAGTTTATACTATACCTACAGTAATAGAATAGATCATGGGAATAGAATCGTTCATAAAAAAGATATGTGTTCAAACCGCAGTATATTGGGGGAATCCTCAACCAGATGGTTTTGGAGGTATGACTTTTGATGAGCCTGTTGAGATTATGGTTCGTTGGGATGGTAAGATAACCCAGCTAACTGATAAAGGGATTACTAAAGATGGTAAAGTAATTGTTTCAGTAGCCACTATTCTAACTCCTGAGGATTTACAAGTAGAAGGTCGATTGTATTTAGGCTCTTTAACTGATTTACTTGGTAGCGATGATAGCAGTGGAGGTATTGCTAATCCCTCTAAGATTGATAATACTTATGAAATCATTGCTATTGAGAAGGTATTTATGTTGAAGTCATTAACTCAAGCAGTAAGAACAGTATATGTCGGATAAAAGAACCATAAAAGGAATTGATGAGGTGATGAAAAACCTAAATAAGGAAGTCAATAAAATTGAAGGGGTGACTATGGCTGGTTTGATAAAGGCAGGTATCGAAGTTAGAAGATCAATGGAAAAGGAATCCCCAATGACCCCGGTTGATACAGGCAATTTAAGATCAAGTTTTTCCATGCTCACATCAACCGGTAAAGTTCTTGCCTCTGGTAATAATCCATCATTTACCTCTGAATTATCTACCACTGTTTCCACTTTGGCTAAAGGATCAGGGAAAATGATGGTAGCTTTAGGGTTTGGTGCCAATTATGCTTACTGGGTGCATGAAAATGTTGATGCTAAGTTTCAAAGACCGGGGGCGGGAGCTAAGTTCTTTGAGGCCGCTTTAAAAAGAAATCAACCAAAGATGTTACAAATAATAGCTGATAACGTAAAACTATGAATGCTCTGTCAATAGATATTAAGGATATAATAGTTGGTGATAGCTCTCTGAATGGGTTGGAATTTGCAAATAACTTATTTATTGCTAGGGAACCAGCTAAACCAGATAATACTGTTACCATATTTGATACCCCGGGAAGTCCGAGTGAGTTAAATATGAATAAAGGAGTTTATTACTATGATTCTTGCCAGTTAAGAATCAGAAATGTAAGTTATAATGAGGCAATGGAGTTAGGAATGAATCTAATGGTTTATCTTAATGGTATATCACAGACAACAATTAATGATACATATTATGCGTTGATTCAATGTTCTTCCCCTTCAGTATTGGAGTGGGATGACTTGAATAGAATTAAAGTAATTATAAATATAAACGTTCAAAGGAGGTAAATTATGGCAGATGAAGTAGCTAGTAATGCCCTTGTAGGCATAGGCACATCGTTCAGTAGGTGGTTATCCGGTTCATCATCTTGGCAGTTAATTGCTGAGATAACCGAGATCGGAGGACCTAACAAAGCAAAGGAGATGGTAGAGGTTACCCACCTTAAATCGCCCGATAAATACAAAGAATTTGTTGGTGGTTTAAAAGAGGCTGGAACTTGTTCACTATCCATGAACTTCACTAAGGAAACTTATGATATTATGGATGCTGATTTTGAATCAGATGCAAAACAGAACTATCAGATAGTTATTCCAGATGACACATTAACTACAATTGAGTTTGAAGGTAATGTAAGTGAGTTAGGTCTATCAATTCCGGTAGGTGACAAAATTTCTTCTGATGTAACCATTCAGATTTCAGGTAAACCTGTGATTTCAGAAGGATCCTCAGGAGCTTAATTAAATTAACCTAATCAGGGTTTACTATTATTAAAACAATTATTATTAATCAAATAAATTATACAAATCATGATAAAGTATATTAAATTAGTAAAGATGGATGAGACTGGCAAAGTTTCATTTGATAAGAATGGAAAAGAAGAAACTGAAAAGTACCCAATTAGAGTATCCTATTATGTATTAAAAATGTTAAAAGAAAAGGATGGTATTAATTTTAACAATATACCAGACGATGATTATCAGGCTCAGGAGGCTCTGTTATTTTATTCTCTCGAAAAAGGACACAAGATATTAGGTTTGACCATGCCATTTAAACGGGAACAAATGGAGGATTTAATTGATTACTGTTGGCAGGATTTTGTAAAACTTATTCCTGAGTTTTTCAAAGCTCCAGAAGGAGGGGAGTTGCCAATAACAAAAAAGGGATTGAGCGGGAAATAGATGAAATAAATTATGACCGATATGTCGGTCTTGCTATTGCCCGATTACATATAAATGTAAGTGAATTTTATGAACTTAGTCCCCGTGAATTTAGTGAAGCAATTGAGGTAGTTAATGATTTAGATACCTCCAATTACAAACTATTATACGATGTGGCAAGATGGTCAGCCAAACATAATTGGAATATGGCGGGCAGATCATTAAAACGAATGTTCAGAAAAAATACGGATGTTGAGTTATTTAGTTGGGATGAGGTTTACAAAAAAAGATATTTAGAACCAAAAAAACCTCAATCACCAGATGAAATGAAGAAAGCATTGTTTGCAGCATTTGGAATACCTTTAAAAAAGTAACAATATGGGATCAATTAACATAGGAACTTTAATGGCAACCATTGGTGGGGATATTACTCCACTTAAAGGAGCTTTGAATAATGCAAACATTACTTTAAATAAATTTTCGGATCAGGCTGAAAAGAATGCGGAGGCATTAAAGAATCAATTCCGGGGATTAACTAAGATAGGGGATTCAATAGCAGGAGTAGGAAAAAAAATGAGTTTAGGCCTAACCTTACCTATTGGAGCAGCCGGGGCAGCTTCTTTTAAACTGGCCTCTGATTTGGAAGAAAATATAAACAAAACTATAGTAGCCTTTAGAGGATCAGGAGATGAAGTTTTAAAGTGGAGTGATACTACTTTAAAATCTTTTGGTATTGCAAAAAGTTCTGCTCTGGATATGGCTTCTCTTTTTGGGGATATGTCTACTTCAATGGGTTTATCAGGACCAGAAGCTGCTAAAATGTCAACTTCTTTGGTCGGTTTAGCTGGTGATTTGGCATCTTTTAAGAATATTAGTTCAGATATGGCTTCTACGGCTTTAAAAGGGATATTTACCGGAGAAACAGAAGCTTTGAAAGGTTTAGGTATTGTAATGACTGAGGATAATCTGAAAGCCTTTGCAATGTCACAAGGTATTAAAGAGAATATTAAGGATATGACTCAGGCTGAGAAAGTCAATCTGCGATATGCTTATGTCATGGCTAATACTACTAACGCCCAAGGTGATTTTATTAATACTTCAGGAGGGGCTGCTAATCAGATGCGTATTTTTACTGAATCATTAAAACAGATAGGTGCTCAATTTGGTACTATTGTTTTACCAGCTATCACATCTATGATTACCAAAGTCAATAGTCTCATGACTTGGATAAGTGGTTTAGATGATACTACTAAGAAATGGGTGGTTGGTATTGGCATAGCCGTAGCTGCTATTGGTCCTATGTTATTAATGATTGGAAAAATAATAACATTGATTCCTATTTTAAAAACGGGATTAACCGGTATTAAAACTGTTATGACCTTAATCGGAAAAATACCACCCTTCGGTTTATGGGGTATAGCCATAGCAGCGGTAATAGCCGGGATTGTTTTATTATGGAAAAAATGTGATACTTTCAGGGCAGTAGTCAAATATGTGGCTCAAAATATTTCAGCATTTTTTCAGAAAGCTTGGATTGAGATCAAGATGGGGGCTGAGTTGATGTGGTTAGGCATTAAAACCTATTTTACTGCCATTCCCAAACTTGCGGAAGTAATCTGGAATACGATTAAAAGGGTAATGAAAGGGGAAAGTATAGGGGATGCCTTTAAAGATGAGTTATCAAAGGTAATTACTACTGTAACTGATGAAGCCAAAGGTATTAAAGATAAATATAATGCCGAATTGGAAGGAATTAAGCCAGTTTCATTTGCTGATATTTTGGCTAAAGAGAAAGCTATCCCTGAGGCAAAAGAGGCTGGTCAAGAAATAGGGGCATCTTTAGCGACTGGTATTTCCACCGGGGTTAATTCAATCGTAACTGAAGGGGAATCGGGCACCATGAAAGGTTCCAGGTGGGATACCCCTCAAAAAATGGAAAGTAAAACATCTGGTATTTCAGTAACTTCATCCACCTTAAATTCAGGGGAGTTAATGAAAGTGGCAGATGCCTATCAAATAGTTGATAAAAGCATAAATAATGTTTCTGATTCTTTCAATAAAGCTAAAACAAATGCCGAACTATTTGGAGAACCATTTGATGCTAATAAAACTAAATTAGAATCTTTAAAAACTGAGTTAGATAGGTTAACTGCCGAAGGATTACCAGCAAATAAAGCGGCAATTGAGAAACTGGGGGAAGAATATAGAAATCTCTCCAACTCAATAAACACCGCGGGTCAGGCTAGTATTAATATTGGTCAAATGATGAGCAACTCACTTAGTCAGGGTTTTGCTACTATGGGTGAATCCCTAGGACAGATGATGGCCGGAACGGGAACCCTTCAATCAGGTTTACAAGCTATGCTAGGCATTGTTTTAGATTTTGGAGCTGAGTTTGGTAAAGCATTAATAGCTGTTGGTATAGGTAAAATGGCATTGGATAAACTTATTCAAACCCCCGGTGGAGCTGTATTAGCTATTGCCGCTGGAGTGGCATTAACGGCATTAGTAGGATATGCTAAATCTAAATTAGAGGGAGGTTTAAGTGGAGGGGGTGGGGATGGATCAACTCAATCAGGTAGTTTAAGTTCAGTACCAGCTTTAGCCACCGGAGGATTAGCTTATGGTCCTACTTATGCTCAAGTAGGAGATAATCCTCAAGCAAGATTTGATCCTGAATTTATAGCCCCAGTATCTCAAGTAGGTAAATATTTGAATCAGAGTGGGGGATCAAGTGATTTACCATCTTATATAACCTTAACAGTTAGGGGTGAGGATTTAGAAGCGGTTTTAAATTTAAGGGATAAGCGTTCACGAAATATGAGATAAACTAACTAAGAAACAATTATTCTACCAATTATAAACAAACATTATTTTTAAATGATTCTGAACGAGTTGAGTTTAAAATAGATGAATTGATTATTAGTTAAGAAAAAAGTAAGAAAATAGGTAATGAAAAGAAATGAAGTAATATCATTGAAACTATAACTAGTGGATAATCAATTTAATTAATTTGAGTATAAAATGACATACGGTCAAAAATATCAAATGGAATTTACGGATCTTGATAATCACGTAATTCTTGTTATAATTTCTCAGGATGGATTTACAGGAGGACTAACTACCATTATTGCTTCAGCAGATCCATTTGTTACAAAATTAGATAAGCAGAGAGATGATCGTTTTGAGCAATTAAAACCAACAGCGGCTGAAATAAATATATTTGTTGATGAGGCTGGAGATTATGATGAATTTTATGATATTGATAATTTTGAATACAAGGTAGAAAAGTGGATAGATGGGATTCCAGAATGGTCTGGATATATAAATGATGAGGTATTTACCGAACCTTATGCCAATGGTAGTTATATGATTCATCTTACTGCTACTGATGGAATGTCAATACTTAAAGGACGATATACGGAATTAACTGGAAGGCATACCCATTTTGATATGATTCAAGAATGTTTGGATGCTATTGGTTTAGGTTTGAATATTGTAGATGCTATTGGTATTACAGAAGCAGGACATACAGCTGGAGGTCCATTGCAGCAGACTTGTTTTGATTCTACTATATTTACAGAAGAAAAGAAACGGTGGATTTTAGAAAAGGTTTTACGAGATATTCTAAAAACTTATGGGGCAAATATTACTCAAGTTCACAATAAATGGGTGATTACAAACGTTGAAAGTTATTACGTGAGTATTTCGGGTTGGGAATATACGAAAGACGGTGTTTTAGTGGGAGTTTATTCTGATACAGATGAAAAGGTAATTGATCATATCTTAGTTGAAAATAAAGTTACCTTATTAACTGGAGGTCAGATCCAGAAGAATAAAGGATGGAAGGAATTAAAAGTTAAAAAGACTTTTGGTAAAAGAGATTTATCTGGTATTATTTTTAATGGTGATTTTTCTAAAACCAGACCTTTAATTTCATCTAACCCTCCCAGTTTTATAGTTGAAGGATGGTGGGGTCCATTTTTCTATGAAGAACCAAGGGAAGCCTATTCTAAATACTTTTTAAAACAAACAGCTGAAGGTGATTCTTATTTATTTATAGATAATGAATATGGGGATTATTTTTATTCAGATGTTGATAAAGTTCCTTACATTGCAGCAGATACCACTAATTATTATATTTTTCATGCAGATTATGCCATGCTCCAGAGTTGGAGTGGTTTATGGGATAATACCAATACGGCAAGGATAAAAATAGAGGTCATTGATGATAGTACTATTTATTATCTGCAGCAGGATAGTGAAACTAAAGAATTTGGTTGGACTCTGGTAGATACTTATATAGTAATAGGAAAAACAAAGCAACAAATACAATCATCTTTCAAATGGATTCCCTTAGATATTAGAGTTTTAGGTTATCCAGGTGGAAAAATAAAAGTTACTTTATATAATGATCATGTTGATACTCCTTTATGTTATGTAGGTATTGGTTGGGATAATATTAAATTTTATTGTGAAGCTGTAGAGCAAGTTCTAGGAAATGGAGTATTAATAGGAGAACCAACCGATAATAAATTTACTGAAATACCAGAGGAAGTTGAGTTCACCCAAAATGATATATTAACAGAAAATGCTGATTACTTTTTTAATAACTATCTTTCTTTATTAGATGGAACCCCAACTGCTGATTGGATTTCAACTCATCATTCAGGAACTTTGGCGAGTATATACTTAATGGCGGTATTGGAAGCTCATGGTAAATCTGTACAGGTTAAATCTATTCCTGGTAGGGGATTAATAACTCCTCATACAAGGTTAATAGACCATAATGGTAAAAAGTTTCAAATTATATCCTATTCTCATTCAGATAAAACTAATCAGTTCACTTGTGAAGCAGTTGAAATAATAGAACCAGGAACAATACCTATCACTTCAAATATAGTGATGGAAAGTTCAAGTTCTTCAGGAGCAGCAGTTTCAGAGGCTACTGAACCAATTGAAGGAGAAGGAGCTACAGATGATCGTTTAGTTTCTATGTTAGGGGCAAATGGACAAGAAACTGGATTACCGGGTAGATTACATAACGATTATTTTAAACAGGATTACATCATGACTAATCCTGTTTATATACCAACCGCCCTTTCTACTCTTAAATCAGGTAAAGTGGTTTATAATATAGGAATTCATAATGTAACTTTTGGTACTCCTTTTGTAAATCCTTATATGGTAGTAGTTTCTGGATCAACTGGAGTAGCCGGGGTAAATGTAATAATAATATCAGATTCAAATTTGAATTATTTTACTATTAAAGTACCTGTTAATAATACCACGGTGAGATGGATTGCTTATGAACTTAATAACAATTAAATGTATATACTTATGAAAAAATTACTAATTATTTTACTGATTTTAATCAGTTTTTCAAGCTTCGCCCAATTTGAGGCGGGCGAATTTATCAACGGGGACACGGCAAAGATAAAAGGGAGTTCAATTATTTACCCTGATGCCGATTCTGTAGAACAATTCTATTACAGCAAGATGCGTGATCCTTCTGAGTCACTAGATGGGGTCAACCTTCGCACCCTATCTAAATGGCTTGCAGGCATAGACTCAACTTTTTATGTTCGAGAAAAACCAGGATGTTTAAACTGTTGGCAGTATAGTTATGACAATAACTACTGGGTTAATTGGTTTTGTTCGGAAACGGGGGCGAGTAACTTGTCAATTGATTATAATGCAGATGATATCCTAGGAATTCATTACAATTCTGGGTTAGGGGCATACACTGATAGTTTATATTTTCGAGTCATCGAAGCTGACAGCGGGAAAGTGCCTATGATTGTCGGGGATTCTGTTTTGTGGAGTCCAATTCCTAGAGATAGTTTGTTTGATGCTTACTCTAGTAATTGGCTAACCGTCGGGGATACTATTCCGAAACAAAAAGATTCGATAGAAATAAATGGCGAGTGGATTTTATTAGGTGAATCTGTTGTTACTCCAAATGATACTTCGTTATGGAAAATATTAGATTTAACTACTATTGCGCCAAAAACAAGCGGCGTAAATATTGGATATGAAACGCATGTAGATGAGGGGTTGCTTGTTTGGACGTCAGGAAATTCAATAACGGCACAATCTGGTACTGTTGGTGTAACATCATCCGCTGACTCTATCGGGATAGAATCAATCGGGCAAAAAATAGGAACGTATAGTCGATCCACAAATGGAGTAGGTGTTAAAGCTTATTCACATATCGGAGTGGCTATAGACGCACTATCTGATGACAGTACTGCTATTAATGTAGTAAGTGGAAGAATTGGTATCAATTCTTACAGTCAAGATGGAATTGCTATTAATGCATCAAGTGTTAACGAAAGCGCAATTGTGGGAGAAAGTTTTTATAGCAATGGCGTTAAAGGGTTAAATACTACTGGTGGAATTGGGGTTTTAGGTGTTTCAGATTATGCCACAGGGGTTAAGGGCACGACACAACGAGGTGTCGGAGTATATGCCGAAGTAACAACACAAGACGGGTTGCCTTTAGTGGCTCAATCGACCGTATACTCTCCTTTGGTTGCTGACTTTCGCGGGACACAAGGAATTGCCTCCAATAAATTATATTTGGGTGGCGGGACTCATGAAGAAAAGGGAGCTCAATTATACATCGACGGGGCTCAAGAGATATATGGATCATCATTGGAAAATTATGGGTTGCTAATTCGAGACAGCAAAGGGTTGTATTGTGATAGTATATTGCGTTTAGGTGGCTATCTTTCGGGTGGAGTGACTTATCCAAGCGCACCAGGAAGAACAGGGCAATTTTTGAGATTAAGGGATAGTCTTTCAGGAATACTTGAATTTGTCGATCAAGATAGTTCTCTTTGGTCTATTTCAGGAACAGGTATTCGAAGCAAAATTGACAATGTCGGAATAGGCATTGATTCAGATGGTCATTATGGTTTGAGCGTTCAAGGCATTGATTATTACCCGTCTCTAGGATTGTGGCAAAGCGGAACTGGGGATTTTTTGCAGGGGCTTAAGGGTTCTAGTGTAATTTGGAATATAGATAATGATGGCCTAGCAACGTTTCCTTCATTGACCGTTGGCAGCGGCGCAACTATTACCCGTTCAGGAACAATTGCAAGTAAAGACATTTGGACTGGCACGGCGGCTGAATATGCAGCTAATACGGTCAAGGACGGCATAACTCCACAGGCTTCAACAACTATCGCTTTTATTCTCGACTAAGATGAAAAAACTACTATTAACAATAATTATTTTGGGGGCTTGCTTAGTTGGCAGCTCCCAAAATTGGGACTCTGTAAGGGTTGGAAATCTCGATGTTGATTCTATCATGTTAGGAGGTGTTAAGATTTGGGAAAAAAAATCAACAACACCCGTTTTTGACGAGGTTATTATTGGCACTCAAACTTGGATGGCTAAGAATTTGGATATTGACGATGGGTTGGGGGGTATTTATGCTTATAATAATGACGAGGGAAATGTTGCCACGTATGGAAGGCTTTACACTTGGGATGCTGCTGTAAGGGTTGCTGCTAGTATTGATGGGTGGCATTTACCTAGTGATGCGGAATGGACGACATTAACTACATATTTAGGGGGAGAATCTGTTGCTGGTGGAAAACTTAAAGAAACAGGCTTAGTGCATTGGGCAAGTCCAAATACAGGGGCAACCAACGAAACCGGCTTTACAGCCCTGCCGGGAGGCTACCGTTTCACTAATGGGACGTTCGGCAGTTTTGGATTAACCGGTTACTGGTGGAGTGCTGCGGAGAGCAGTGCGACAAGTGCATGGTACTATTACTTGAACTACTATTACAGCAAGGTAATCAGGGACGGCACCGATAAGGAGGTTGGTTTTTCCGTTCGCCTAATA